AATGGATTTAATATTAAAAGTTGTTGCTGTAATTTGTATAGTAGCCTTGGTTGTTATATGGAGTCTGTTTTTACACGATAAAAAGAGGAATTAAATGTCAATAGTTCTAAAAAAATCCACTGCTGGAGAAGACCCCACCCTTTTAGATAAGGCGCTTAATAGTCCAAATGTTATTAATGAGATTCTTCTCAGGAAGATTCTTGGTCTGAACCAGCCAGACTCAATTTCAAATCAATTCAATAATGCCCCCCCAACACAAATAGATATTTTAGGACCAAAAGTCCCTGCTTCAAATCTAGGTAGAATACTTCAGGAACGCTTTCCTAAGACTCCGTTTGAGGAACTTGGGATCTTTGGGAAGGGTCGTGAGGGTGTCAGGAGGGGTGTAGTTGGTGGTATTGGAGATAATCTCGAGCTATTCACTGACTTTGCAAATCCATTTAATTTCCTGTTTAGAAAGGGTCTGGGGATGGTTGGCGGTGTTTTCCAGAAAAGCACTGGTGCGGGAGCTGGTAAAACAGCAGGCTTTGCAAAAGACGCAGCTACTACTGCTAAACCTTTTAAACTTGGGATGTCGGGTGGCAAGGAACAGAAGTTTGTTCCGATAGTACAAAAGAAGACCTCAGTAATCCCTGTAAGCAAAATTCAAAAAGCAGAAGAAACAGCCATTTCAAATCGAGCAAATAGAATAGCAAACACCACACTTCCCGAAGGGCAAAAACAGAATCTCGTAACAACAGACAGGATACAGCAGTTTATAACCAATGAAAATATTCAAATGATTCAGGGATGGGACAAAAAGCATGGAAAATGGCGCAACAAAATAGAAGATACTATCAATAAGCAACTAATAGGTAATCCTGCATTTGAAGCGTTAAGTCTACCTGACAAGGCAAGTGTTATTGGTCTTGTTGAGAGACCCATTAGAGAGCTAACCTTCCCAGAGATACAGAAGCTCACTACAAACCTGAAAATGAAATCTCCTGCCGATCCTAAAACTGGCAAACCTCGTAAGGATTCGTTTATAAGGGAGGTTGATACAGTAAAGGGATGCGGAAACAACTGTGCTGAATGTTTTGCTGCAGGCTTATGCGGTCAGCAACAGGTTACATTCCAAGACCCTGTGCCAGCAACGATTCATCCAGATGAGATAATAAAACCCAATGAGTTTATAAGAATAGGTGTAAACGGAGACCCTCTTATACACGGAGAGCATACCGCAAAAGAGCTAAGGTCTCTCCTTGCAAGGTCTCCAGACACTACTGCTGCGAATAACACATTTTTGGTATCAAAATTACAAAGCTTAAAGGGCTTTGATCCTGAAGTCATGAAAAACATAGAGGTGAGCCTTGACCCGTTAAACCCCACACAACTACAAATCACAATTGATAACCTGAGGATCCTCAAGGAGAGGTTTCCAGAGGTTAAAATTCAGGCTCGCATAAGAAGCCTTATGAGCAGGAATCCTATTATAAAAGCCCAGATGCAAAAGGCTATAGACATTACCAATGAACTGAAGATCCCCACACTCGAAACAAGACTCAGGTGGAAGAGGGGGTCTTCCGCTAAAATATTTGAACTCGACACGCAATTTTACAAAGCTACAAAGGGCGGTACGCTTAAACTAAAAAGGGCTGCAGCTAAAGGGGCTTACCAGTCCTCTGTCTGTGACGATGCTGATTCGGCTTCATGTGCAGACTGTCTAAACTGTTATAAGGGATTCGGTAAAACACCTCCAAAGCAGACTGTATTTCCACAAAAGCGAAAGGAACGGGTATATCTGTGGGGAAGCCAGCATACGAAATAATGAGGAAATAAATGGCTAATGGTGACAGGGGGATATTTGTTAGGCAGCAGGACACCTCGTTGATCAATGCTCTTAGAAAAATACCGCAGCAGCTTGATATATTAAAAGCTTCTGTGCTTGATCGTATACTTGGAGGGCGGAACCAATCTACTGACTTGGAGAGAGCGTTGAGTGGACAATCTAGATCTGTTGCAAGTGTGCTTGGTGAAGAACCCATGCAAATAGGGCTTATTGAACAATTAAGAGGCGTTACCCCGAGAAGCGGAGAGTTCCTTATACCGCCTACTGAACAGGTTGGTCAGGTTGCAGGCAGGTTTGCTGAAAATAACCTGATACCACAGGCAAGAACGCCGTTTAGGACTACGGCTGAAGTTGTGAGTTCGATATTTGATCCGATTCAGGCTGGTATTGGTCTTGGCGTTGGTGGCGTTGCGAGTGTAGTTCAAAAGAGTGGCGGTAAGGTGGCAGCACCGTTTTTCAGTAAATTGCAGCAAACGGTTGAAGCACCTAATTTTCCTAATAAGTTATCCGCTCAAGATGCTCGGAACTTTATAAGTAAGAATGTAAAGCCTTCTGAGAGGCTCTGGACAGGTGTTGATGACTTCCTTGCAGGTAAAAAGAATGTAACCAAGGAAGAACTTCAGGACTTTGTAAATGCAAATAAGGTCAATATAGAAGAGACTGTTTTAAGTAATAACGACTTTAATACTCTCACTCAACAGGCTGAAGAAACATTCAATAGAGCAGATGGAGCATTAAGAGAAGGACAAAAGCTTCAAGCTCAAGGTGACACGGCAGGAGCAGCCAGAGCGTTCCGTAGACAAGAAGCATTGGTAATACAGGCAGAAAGGCTTGATGCTTTAAGTACAAATGCTGCAAAAAATGGTACGACTAAGTTCGGTCCTGACGAGGCATCAAATTTAACGCTTGCAGGCGGTACTAATTATAAAGAGTTATTACTGAGGTTGCCACAGTCATTTGGAAGGAGAACAATAAACTTTTTCGCCGAAAAAGGTCATTTTGACGAGCCAAATATACTTTCTCATGTTCGTATGAACGAAAGAATAAGCTCAAATGGCGAAAGAGTATTGTTTATTGAAGAATTGCAGAGTGATTGGAATTTAGCAGGAAGACAAAAAGGATTCAAGGGTTCTCTTAAAGAATTAACAAATTCAGAGATAAAGGAAGTGGGAGACTTGCAGGCGCTCAGATTTCAAAGGCTCCTAAGTGCTGACGAAAAAGCAAAACTCGGCAAGCTTGTAACAAGACAAGAAGCAAATATTCCTAACGCACCACTCTTAAGGAATTGGGAAGAGTTTACCATGAAGCGTGTGTTGAAGCAGGCTGCTGATGATGGATTTGATAGAGTTGCGTGGATAAACGGGCAGAAAACTGCTGATAGATATGATGTAAGTACGGTAGCAGATAAGATAAGATTTACAAAGAACTCTGATGGTTCTGTAAATTTACAGATTCAGACAAAAACAGGAGAGTTGGAAAATGTTACAGTGAAGAATCACGCTGAACTAGAAACATCAGTAGGAACAGGTGTTGCTAATAAAGTTGCAAAACAATGGGATGAAAAGACTTTTAGGGGTAGACTTGAACAGTTGGAAAAACAGGAAGATAAAATAGTAAAACGGAGAGATAAGTTTAACTTCCAAGACAGAAAGAATAGAGAACCATTATCACTTAAAAAAGCACTTATAAGTAATGAGATTCGAGATATTAAAGAAGGGCGTATTACCACTTCTCTTGAGGGTGACGGACTTCGTGTTGGTGGTCAATGGGCGTTCAATCTATATGATAAAAAGATAAAGAATATAACGAATAATCTTGGGAAAAAATTTGGTGCGAGTGTCGATGATATTAATATAGCTGGTGGGGCAGGCGAACAGTCAATCAGAGTATTTGTAGGAAAGACTCCTGATACTCTTGATGTTATAAAAGCAAGAGATGCGTTTGTTAAGAGTTCAAAGGATACAAGAAGAAGTGCGGAAATAATTGAACAATTAAATAAATTTGAAGACTCACTGAAACGGGGGCTTCGCTTTGAAGATGCGGTTAATATACATTTATCAGATGCTTCTGCTAAAGTATTAGGTGGAACATTAAAAAGAGTAGGCGGAAACACAAAGTTTCAATCAATAAAATTAACACCTTCAATGCGTAAGATGGCAAGAGAATCAGGATTTCCACTCTTTCAGGTGGGTGCAGGCGCTGCAGGCGCTGGAGGCGCAGCAGCGGTACTTAGCCAGCAGGAGAGATAATGAAAACAGATATAGACTATAAAAAGGTATCCGATGCATTAAAACGATACGGTAAGGAAGCAGGTGTACCTCTTAAAGATGTGGACTGGGGCGAAGTAGAGGCTCCTGAATTGGACTTGGAAAATGACAAAGACTGAATCATTTAGAGACAGGGCGAAAAGAGAAGCGATTGATGCCACTATAAAGGGTGGGGATATAGGCAAAAAGACTGGCAGGGGCGAGAGTATCTCTCCTCAGAAGAACGACGATACCAGCGGTACCGACAGGACAAAGAGAAAGTAATGGCGATAACACTGCCACATAAATTTGTGCCGAGAGACTATCAGGTTCCGATCTTTGATGCGATGGAGAGCGGATACAGAAGAGCAGTGATGGTGATGCACCGTCGTGGTGGCAAAGACAAGACCTGTCTGAACATCATGATATCTAAGATACCCCAGCGAAAAGGTGCGTATTACTACTACTTCCCTACGCTGTCTCTGGGGAGGAAGATTCTCTGGGACGGTATGGATAAAGCTGGCATGAAGTTTATGGATCACTTTCCTCGTGGTATGGTTGTAAAGTCTAATGAACATGAAATGAAGTTGTTGCTTTCGGGAGGCTCTACGTTTCAGATCCTCGGAACAGACAGGCTCGACGTTGTAGGTGTTAACCCAGTCGGGTGTGTGTTTTCTGAATACGCACAACAGGATCCGAGAGTATGGGACTTTATACGTCCCATTCTGACCGAAAACGAAGGGTGGGCGATGTTTAACGGAACCCCTCGTGGCAAGAACCATTTATATCGTATGCTTCGGATGGCAAAGCTTTCCGACAGGTGGTTCGAACAGGTACTGACCGTAGAGGACACCAACGCTATATCTCTGGCAGACATTCAGCTCGACAGAGACGAAGGCATGAGCGAGGAAATGGTTCAACAGGAGTATTGGTGTAACTTCGAGTTTGGTCTTGAGGGTTCGTACTACGCACAGCTTATAGCACAGGCTTATAAGGAGGATAGGATCTGTGATGTGCCTCATCAGAGGGCATACGGAGTCTTTACTTCATGGGATATAGGCGTGGGAGATACCAACGCTATATGGTTTCTCCAGCAGGTGGGACCGTGGATCCATGCTATAGACTATTATGAGATGAATAATGTAGGCGTTGATCACTACGCCAATGTCTGCAGACGAAAAGAAACAGAAGACGGATATAATTATATTGCACATTACGCTCCACATGATATAAACGTAAGGGAGTGGGGAGCCGATCAGGCTGCCAAAAGAATAGAAACAGCACGGAACCTTGGCATCAACTTTACGAAAATACCTAAAGTTAAAAATAAGCAGGATGGCATTGATTCCGTGCGAGCTATATTGCCGATTATGCGTTTTGACAGAACCCGCTGTAAGGGTGGAATAGACGCACTACAGGACTATCAGAAAGTTTTCAATGAGAAATACAATGTATTTGCAGACCAACCGCTAAAGAACTGGGCTATGCACGGTGCAGACGCACTTGAAACTGGAGCAGTAGCCATTAAAATACACGGAGACCTTTCGTCTGCCAGTATGTCAGAGCAGGAAGCAAGGGATCTGGAAGAACAGTATGCCTCAAAAGGGGCAATGTAAATTATAAGGAGATTTTTATGGCTAATTCAAAGATTGTGTTGAAACGTAGAAGGAAGCCAAGGAGGGAACGCTATGGCTGAAATACAGTATGAAAGAACGAGGTTTGATCAGGGTAAGGGTGGAAACGGAATACTTGTTGAATGGAAGAGTGTAACCAATGCGGATACATTTAAGGCGTTTACCGCTCCTGCGTTTTCGGATGCCAGTGTTCAGGTAGACGGTACATTTGACAGCAGCACGGTTTTGATTAAAGGCACAAATAATCCTGCCAGTACCCCTGCAAATTTGCAGTCACTGGTAGACATCTTTGAGAATGCGATGTCGTTTTCAGCGGAAGCAATGAGGCAGCTTGCACAGAATCCACTTACCATACAGCCGTCTGTTTCAGGTGGTGGTGGAAGTCAATCTCTTAACGTAAGAATTCTATTTTACTTTAAAACTTAACGGAGAAGCTATGGGGAATATAAATTGGGAAGAAACCGAAGCTATTGCTCGGCAATTTAACAAAGCTTTCAAAGCTTCTGCGGAAATACTGAAGGTAGTTGAAGCTGTGAGAGCTGCGGAAGGCAACGTGTCGTCTCTTCTTTCAAAGGCGGGCGAACTTAATAAGACGGTTAATACATCAATTATAGAGAATGAGCGTCTGAAAACCGACGGTGACGAACTCGACAACGTAATTAAACAGAAGAAGCAGATGGTGGACGAGCTTAATGATAAAGTTACCAAGCTTGAAAATATCTTGGAAAGTGGTTGTTCTCAGAAAGTCTCGGAGCTGAGAGACTCCTTTGCCGAGGCAAAGGCAGAGTCTCAGGAAACATTTGACCAGCTACAGCGTGAACATAGCGAAAAAATAAAGGCGATGGATTCAGAGCTGGAAGCTAAAGAAGCAAAAATTAAAGAGGTGAATGCTGCCCTTAAAGGGCTGAGCGAGGGCGCTGGTGTTTTGGTTAAATAATAATGGCAGAACGCAGAATAGATAAATACAATGAAACGTATAACAACTTTATCGTTATCTGGGATAAGTGGATTAAAGAAGCCGACAGTGATATGCGGTTCGTTCTTGGTGATCAGTGGAGTTCAGCAGAGAAGGGTTACCTCAAGAGTAAAAGAAGGAACGCCTTTGTCTTTAACAAGATAAAACGCATCATTAAGATTATTTCTGGTTACCAGCGTAAGAACAGGCTCAGTTATAAAGTTGACCCGAACGAAAACTCTGACACCGAAGATGCATCGATATGGAGCCAGACGCTTCAGTACATAATGAAGCACTGTCAGGGTTACAACGTGATGTCGGATGCGTTTGAACAGGGTGCGCTTAAAACTGGGTTGAACTTGGTAGAGCCTTGGCTTGATTTCAGTACGGATCCCTTAAACGGAGAGTTGAAGTATACGAGGATACCGCACAACAGGTTCCTTCTCCATCCGTCTTTTACGAGAAGAGATCTGAGCGACTGTCCCGAAATACTCAGACGGGAATGGATAACAAGAAGTGCAGCGAAATCGATTGCACCATTCTTTGCGGGCGAAATAGATAAGTTGAAGCCCATGCGACCAGCGCAGGATAACAAATATATAACGTCTAATTTCAATGAAAACCTGTTGAAGCATGAGCTGTTAAGATATGACGAACACTGGCAGAGAGTCAGTAAGCCAGTGATTGTGTTCTTTGACGTAAATACAAACAGGATGCATCGTTTTGACGGTACCGAAAAAGAGGCAAATGATATATCGAAAGAGTTCCCTTCTCTTGAAAAGATAAAGAGGTTTGAGAGAGATGTTGAGGTAACGATATTTATAGAAGACGAAGAGATTTATCACGGTCCAGACCCGATGGGGACAAATAATTTCAGATTTGTGCCTGTTATGGGGTATTTTGATCCTGAGTATATTGAACTTGATAAGAAGATACAGGGTGTTGTCAGGGACATCATCGACCCCCAGAGAGAGGTAAACAAACGCAGAAGCAAGAACCTTGACATACTCGACTCCCAGCTCAACAGCGGGTACTTCGCAGAAGAAAAATCTGTTGTGAACAAAGAGTCTCTGTATCAGACAGGGCAGGGTGGTGTGATATGGCTCAAGCAGCAGGCAGGGAGACCTATTTCGGAACGTGTGGCGAAGATAACGCCCCCTGACATACCAGCAGGGAACCTGCAGATGCAGAAGGTCATGGACGATGATTTGGTCGAGATCTCTGGGGCGAATAACGAGCTGTTAGGGCTTGCAGACAAGGATGATGTTGAGGTGGCTGGTATACTGGCAAGGGTGAGGACTGGGCAGGCACTTACGACTTTGCAGGATCTCTTTGATAACTATAGTACGTCCAAGGAATTGCTCGGAAGAATCACAATGGCGATAGTGAGAAAAAACTGGGATGCGGAAAAGATACACAGGATTACGAACAGACAGCCATCTGCACAGTTCTTTGACCCTGATCTCTCACGGCATGACGTGGAAGTTACAGAAGGCTTGTTGACGGACTCGCAGAAACAGATGCACTTCATGCAGTTGCTTGGCATGAAGAGGGCTGGAGTTAAAATTCCAGACTCTGCAATTATACAGGCATCCAACCTTGAGAGGAAGGACGAACTGGCAAAGATAGTAGAAGGTCAGGCAAAAATGGCTACGCAGTCGCAGCAGATTCAGGATCAGGTAAATCAGGCAGCGATAGAATCAACAAAGGCAAAGGCATTTAAAGATGCCAGTACTGTTGAAGTCAATAAATCGAAGGCTAATCTTAATGAGATACTCGGAATTAAGGCTGCTTCGGAGATCGAAATAAACAAGGTTGCAACTGCGATGTCTATTGCAAAGGAAATCGATGAAATAACGAAGCCAGAAGAACAGAAACAATTAGTGACACAGAGATGAAAAAGTATTTTGACAAATTTGGAACTCTGAGAAATATTTCAGATACTATACCTGATGTAATCAAAGAACATAATTCTGCAAGGGTTGAAACTATATCACATGGAGGCATAGGGCTGTTGATGCAGTCAATGATTGCAAGGGCTAAAGGTAATGTCAGGGTATACCCAGACATGACTGGGAACAGGGGGTTTACCGTTAAGAAGGAGAATGTATGCTGACCTTTCACGAAGCACGAAACGAGATGACCCTTGACCTGCAGAAGTCGATGGAAAAGGTCGTTAACAGAAAGAAAAGCGATCCAAACTATTACATTCTTATAGCAGCGCAGGTAGATAATTGGAATTCCGACGTAATTAACAATAAAATTATACTGCTCAAGGAAAAAGATAAGCCCAAGGTTCCGATGATAGGGACGATACTCTACCATGTTGACAACAACAAGGGGGAGCTGGTGAGGATCTGGGTGTTTCCGAGAGATGTTATGCAGCCAGACATGACCATAAACAAAGTTGGTGATTTTTCCGATGAAATTTTTCACATGGGGAAAGCTCCGAATAAATGATGAATTTTAAAGCGATTGAGTCCCCTTCCGTAAAAAGAAGGGAAGGGCTTGTTGATAATAAGATGTTCAGCAGGAAACAACGACGCTACCTCAGGACGTTGGCTCTTAAACGGAAAAAAAAGAAGTAACCTATTGTTCACCTCCGTGATCATAGGATAGGCAGTAAAAAGGCACAGGCTTGCGGGAGCCCGTACTTCCAATTCCTGTGTTTTTTTACTGCTATAGATTATGCAAGACCCTTGACGAAGGGCATTGTTGTAAATCAAAGGGCGTAAGAAAGCCGTGCCGCCTACGGCAACAAAAACCTTTTTTAAAAAGGATAAAGCTATGAAAGAGTTTGAAGAAGTAGTTGATGATAGTGAGCTGCATTTTACTGATGGTGGTGAAGACACAGGTGCTGCGGTGGCTGACCCAGTTGAGGATCCAGAGGATGCAAACGGCAACCAGAAGGATCCTGCTGCAGGTCGGGACCCTGCGGAGCCAAAAGAGGAGATGGTTCCCCTCTCTGCGCTCAAAAGCGAGAGGATGATAAGGCAGAATGCCGAACAGAATCTCCAGATTATGAACGATACCATTAAGGCTTTTCGTGCTACGGACAATGATGGAACGTCGCCAAAAGATATGGGTGACGTAACTGATGACACCGTAATCACGGGGAGGGAGCTGAGAGATATCGTTGGTAAGATAGAGAACAAGTTTGAACAGCAACTCTCTGCTATAGGAGCGCAGAACTCAACAGAAACCGCTTTGCTACAGGTAAAGGCACAGTATCCAGACTACGATGATGTTATTAATACTAATTTAATAAATGTACTCGAAGCTCAACCACAGATGAAGCAGGCTCTGTCTGAAGCCTCTGAAAGGTTCAGACCTTTACTGGCTTATAACATTGCAACACTTGACCCAGCTTATGTAAAAAGAACAACTACGAACAAGGTCAGGAATAAGATTCAAAAGAACGCAAAAACTCCTGCGTCAGTGAATGCTACGGGAGGTGCTGCGGACGACACGGATCTGGCAAGGGTTATAGCCAATGAATCACAGGCGGACTTCAATAAACGAGTCGAAGCAGTGAAGCGCAAGGCAGCTCAATGAGTATGAACAAGGAGACTAACAGTGGCGATTACTACGACATCAGAAGTGGATCCAGCGGTATCCACATATTATGACAGGATACTGCTGGAACGTGCATTACCGTTCCTCATTCATGATATGTTTGCGGAACAAAGGGATATTCCCGCCAAGAGCGGTAATATCATTAAGTTCAGGCGGTACAGTGCGCTGACAACAGCTACTACGCCTTTAACAGAAGGTCAGACTCCTAACGGTCAGAAGCTTGCGAAGACTGACTTGACGGCAACTATAGCCTTCTATGGTGACTTCGTTACTATAACCGATGTCATCGACTTGACAGTCGAAGACCCAGTCCTTACCGTTGAAGCAGAGCTTCTGGGTGAACAGGCTGGTGAGACCCGAGACGAGCTTACAAAGGATATGCTGTCTGCAACGGCATCCCTTACACAGGCGACTCAGGGTGCAAACGGCAGCACTCCGACAGAAATCAACAAGACTGACATCCAGACCGTCGTGCAGACGCTGCTCGGCAACAAGGCGAAGATGTTGAGATCTGTTGTAACTGCAAGCCGTGGGGTCGGAACCACTCCAGTACGAGCAGCGTTCTGGGGTACTATGCACAGTGATATCATCACTCCCGATCTCGAAGACGTACAGGAGTTTATTCCAACTGCGAAGTACCCAGCACAGAGTACTGTACTGGAATCGGAGTGGGGTTCAACTGGCAATGTAAGGTGGGTGTACTCAACCAATGCCGAGAAGACTTCTGGATCACCTAATACATACAACCTTAATATCATCGGCAGAAATGCTTATGCTATTACTTCTATTACAGGAGGAACTCTCAAGAACATCGTCAAGAACTTCGGTGATGGTGATGATCCTTTAAACCAGAGAGCAACTTCTGGCTGGAAGTTTGCGTATGTATCGAGAATCCTGAACGATAGTTTCATGCATATCCTTCAGGTCTCAAAGGCGTAAACAGTTTCAAGATGTAAATTATATAGCCAATAGGTAACCTTTTAGATGGGAGTTAAACAATGGGCTTAGTCCAAATGAAGTCAGGCAAGATTACCGCTACAGCAACAGAAGCCAGTGACGGTAAGAATGTAGATTGCGGGTTCATACCAGAACTCGTAATAATTTTCAATGAAGACGTTGCAGATGGTGAAGACGGTCTTCTGATTCGGTTCGGGGGGATGGCTGCTGCACAGTCTGCCAAGATTGTCCGCTTGGATAACGATGGTGGCAGTGATAATGTAAACCTTGTTGACGAGACCACCAACGGTCTCTCAGATTACAATACAGGGTCTACGGCTGCCGCTTCGTCTACCTTAACGGGTACGTCAACATCTACTGCAGGATCAGCAACTCTGGCGGGAACAGGAGGCGCAGTGTATTCCACTGAACTTTCAGCTGGAGACATCATTGAAGTCGGGTCGGAAAAGAGAAGGGTAACTGCAATTGCAAGTGACTCTTCCCTGACAGTTGATTCGGCATTCCGTGTAGCTGCTGCCGATACCTCTGCCACGAAGTTCGCAGCAGGTGCGTTGGTAACAAGAAGTGGTTTTAAGGGATTTACAATTCCTTCTAACTTTATCACGGCAACAAGTGACGTACTTCACTTTGCAGCATTCGGAACACAGTTTGAAGCTTAAAGCTTAATTTCTGGTGCAGGGAGATGAACATACTCTCCCTGTGCTGGGATTTATAAACTTGGCAAATTTTAGAAGGAGACGAAAAAATGGAAGCAGTTGCGGAAAAAGGAAAGACGACAGTAAAGGCAAAGACGACAGTGAAAAAGCCTATACCAGAGGACACGAACTTTATGGTTGTGAGATTTCAGAATATGGAGTCCGCAAAGGTTCCTCTTGAATTCAGTGCTGGGGCTCCGATATCAAATGAGATCCGCAGCTATGTTTTAAAAGACGGGTTGTGTTATAACCTGCCCGAGAGACTGAGGAACCATATCGCTGGATTGTATTATCCAGTATACAACAACGTGCCCGATCCGAACTTTCCAGACAGTGGTCAGTACAGGTCGATGCAGACGGGTAAGAAGTACAGGTTCGTTCTCTCTACGGTTATAGACGACAAGGATCCTGTTTATGAACACCTGAGAGAGAAGTTGAATTGCAAGATTTCACCTGCAATGCTCAGTGAGACTACAAAGGCTCCGAAGGCATCTGCAGACGTTTTGTCGGCACAAAAACAGCAGGAGCTGGTGAATGACAATACTAATCTTATGAAGAAGCTCGACGAGGTAATAGAACAGAACAAAGATCTGGCATTTTCGCTTAACAAAGCAAAGGGTGAAAACAAAGACCTGAAAAAGAGTATTGAAGTGAAGAAGGTTGAGGAGAAAGACTCTAAGAAAGAAGAGGATAAATCTTCGGACGACGATCTTTAAACGGAGTAGTTAATGGCACAGACATGGGACTTGACAGCTATAAGGGCAAAGGTGAGAAAGCTTACTGGTACGCCTTCAACGGGTCAATTGTCAAACAGCGACCTCGATAATTACATAGATAATTATTACAGGAACGTATTGCCGTTGCAGACTCATGCGACGGAGTTTGACAAGTTTGACGGCTCTGCGGGATTCACTGGTACGACTACGGCTGGTACGGGAGAGTATGCATTTGGAGCTGATGTGTTTGGTATCAGGGAACCAATCATATTTGACAGTGAGAACATTACGTTAAATCATGATTTTACCAACTTCATCAGGAAGTATCCTCCGAGTGACACTACACAGTCAAAGCCACAGGAAGCAGCGATCTTTGAACGGAAGCTCTGGCTCAGACCTCTTCCAGATAACAATAGCGGTTCAAACTATACGTTTGAGGCTCCGAAGATAGATAGACCGACTTCATTGTCTGCAGTTAGTGATGAGCCCGTTGACCAGTTGTACGGTCCTGCAATTGCGTATGGAGCATCGGTAGACATTCACATGGACAGGGGAGAAGACGAACAGGCAGCGAGTAGAGCAAGGGTACTTGAAGTTTATATGTCTTTGATTTTTAGAAAGGATATTGCCTCTGAAATTGGTCGTTCGGCAACACCTAATTTTTAAAGGAATAAATTATGACATGGGATGCAGCAAAACCTGCGGGAAGTCAAAAAATAAGGCTCAGTGATGAGGAAATAAGGGCTAACTGGGCAGCACTTGAAGATGCCCTTGCGAGAAATCATAACTTTGCTGGTACTTTAGGAGGTGATGCTGGTGAACACACTGTAGTGGAGCTTCAGGATCAGGCAGGGAATCCAGCTACACCTGCAAGCGTAATAGGGCTTTATAATAATGCGGATAAATTATATTTCAGGCTTGCAAGCAGCGGTACGGTTACTGAAATAGCTGAGGCTATTCCATCTGGAACAAAGATGTTGTTTGTTCAGAATTCTGCGCCTACGGGCTGGACATTTGTCTCTGAAAATAACGATACGGTTTTTATCAATCAAAGCACGGAAGGCAATGGCGCAACCACAGGTGGCAGCTGGACTATATCAGGTGTATCGGTAGATGGGCATACACTGACGACATCGGAAATGCCAGCCCATACTCATACTGGTTCGTTTTCTGGCTCAGGCAGTGAAACAGGGCAGGGTGGCTCTGGTGCTAGTGTAAAAACCTCTGCCCATACAACAAGTTCTACTGGTGGAGGTGGCTCGCATACTCACAATATGACTCTGGGAAGTTCGTGGAGACCTGCATGGGTGGGAGTGATAAGCTGTACTAAAGATTAATTATGAATTATAAAAACGCAAACAAGTGTCATAAATGTCCGCAATCTAATGACGAAAAAGGATGTCCTCATTGGATGGAAATAACTATGACCAATGACTCTAAAGAGTTTAAAGTCGAGAAGGCGTGTGGTCATGTGTTAATGCCCAAGTTATTAATGATGACTGTAAATGCTGCCAATAGAACAACCGAGCAGGTTTCTGGAGTTCAGAATGAAATTGCAAATGGATTCCATACCTTGTCTAATTTGAAGTTGATTAAAACAGGAGGTAGTCAGTGGTAGTAGGCTATGAAGCTTTTCCTATAAGTGATTTTAAAAGTGGTCAGGTAAATGTAAGGGAGCCTTGGCTTGTTCCAGAGGATGCATTTGAGTCTCTCCAGAACGGGTTTATAAAAAATGGCGTTCTGCAGAAAAGACTCGGATATAGCCAGTGGGCAGAAATGGCTCATTTTGTATCTGCCGAAAACATAGCTGACACCAGCCAGTCAGCATCTCACACTCTTTCAAATCTCCCTGTCCGCTCGGGAGTAGTTGGAACTGTGGTTATTACAGATTCTGGCGGAGGACCTCAAACACTTACGGATGATGGTGAGGGTGGGTTTACTGGGGACGGCACGACAAGCACAATAAATTATACAACAGGCGCAATTGCTCTTGAGTGGGACGCAGCACCAACTGGTGCAGTTCAGGTAAGTTATAGCTTTGTTGACGGCAATGCTATAATGGGTATAGCAAATCACATTACACCTGTAGGGGGGTCAAACCTTCTCGTCTTTGATACCCAGAGAGTTGCGAAGTGGAATGTTCAAACCTCTGGGCTTGATGATATACCAAAGGCAGATAGATTTTCTGGAAGTACGAGTCAGTTTTTTCATTGGGCGAACTGGGCAGGGACGCTTTACTTTACTAATAACAGCGATGTTATTGATTCTTATAACGGAACAAGTCTTTCAAAGCCGACTGTAAATCTGGGCGCAGGGAATATTACACTTACCTGCCTGCTGGTGTTTGCATACAAAGACCATCTTGTGTGTTTTCGTACGACAGAAGACGGAACGCTTCATGCACAAAGAGCGAGGTGGGCAACCGCAGGAGGCATAGACTTTACTAATGATGGATTTGTGGATGCTCCTACATCTGAATTTATAAATGGCGGTGCGTTTCTTAACGATGAACTTGTTATCTTTTTCGAGAAATCAATTTGGTTGTTTAAACATACACAGAATGTAGACCTTCCTTTCAGGTGGGAAAAGATAGACAGCTTCAGCGGTTCACTTGCCAAACATTCAATATTGTCTTTTTCTAATGAAGTTAGTGCGGTAAGTGCTTCAAATGTTATTTCTACGGATGGATTAAGCGCAAGGGTTGAAAATTTAAAGGTACCCGACGCAGTACAGGATTTTGACCAAGAAAACTTTAATCTTATTTATTCAATTTTCTTGGAAGAACTTGATCTTCAGTTTATAAGCTACCCCAATGCGAACAGTACTACAAACGACAGGATGCTTGTCAGGAACAGAGTTAATAATACATGGTCTATATTTACTATAGGATTTCATTCTCTCGGGGGATGGACTGTAGATGCTGATTTAACATGGGATGGGTTTGGAGAAACGACTTGGGACGAAGTAGAGCCAACATGGGATGCCAATACGGGTCAGGCTGGTTTTCCCGTAACACTTGCAGGGACAACAGCAGGAGTTGTTCACAAGCTTAACACTACGGGTGCCGACAACACTGCTGCCTTTGAGTTCTCCGTAAAAACAAAGAAACTCAATCCGTATGTAAAAAAAGGGTTTAAGGCGAGGCTTGGGTATGTTGACCTGCTTGTTGACAGGGATGATAGTGTCACCCTTGACGTAGCTCTTTTTATAAATGAAGATTCGAGTGCCTACCAGACTGACACATTAACATTTGACGACCCTTCTGACAGCAACGATGATAAGGTGTGGAAGAGAGTTTACTCTGGGGCAATCGGAGAGTTTCATTCAATGGTTTTGAGTAAAAGTGCTACAGGGCAGACACCGAAGATCCATGCAATAATTCCGTATTTTCTGCCAGTAAAAGGAAAGTTTGGAGTATGAAAGCTGATGACAAAAAGGTATTGCCACTTGACGAGCAGGCTATTCTATCCAGTGAGAACGAAGACCATGAACAGTTAAATGATTATTTCAGAAAGCTGATAAAATCTTTGCAGGAGATGTATTCTCATTTATCTAATATTATAAATATAAACGATGACCTTGACCGTGTGACTTCAGGTATTACAGCATCTACCACACAAACGCAGGGTCAGCAACCTTTAACTTCAACAATAAATGAGATTTCTACCGTAGCAAATGCAAACGATACAGTGACACTGCCGACTGCAAAGACAGGGCTGACAGCAGTTATTATCAATAACGGTGCAAATACGTTAAAGATATTTCCTGCAAGCAGTGATAATTTAGGTGCGGGTGTTGATACCTCTACGACTCTTGCAAGCGGAAGCAATGTAACGTACAGGGCATATGATATTACAAATTGGGAAAGCACATGATACTTTTCATAAGCAAATTTGGGGCATCGCTTCCCATCGTTTACCGTATGAGACGAGAAGGTGCAGAAACTGAGATTTATATTCACAATGATTTGTACCAGAATAATTATAACGGCATCATCGATAAGGTGCGGATTTCTGACCTGAAAAAAATGATAGACAAAGCAGACAAAATAGTGTTTGATTCGAACGTAGATTTGGGATCTCTGCAAGACTGTTTAGAAAATAAAACAATAAACCAAAGAAGGGGTCTACATAATTACGAATCCGACCCTGTAGAGGCAAAAAAGCTTGCGAAACAGGCTGGAATCAAGGTGAAAAAGGGAGCCAAGGGCATACAACTCGTTGCGGAGATGTGGTTTAACGGCAAAGAGCCTGTACTGTTTACTTATTCGTTACCGAATCAGTGCCTGCTTACAGGAGATTTGGGACAAAAGATGGCATCACAGTCTGTCTGTCTATGGGTTAAGCACGGGGCTGAGTTGCTCAAAAAGGAGCTGGAATCACTTGTGCCTATGTTGACCGACCAAGGGTACGTCGGAGCCGTCAGCGTCGATTGTACGGTGAATTCAAGGGATAAAAAGCCCTATTTCAACAACTGGAGGTTTGGGTTCAGGTATGACAGTATATTTTGTCTTTTGGCATTGTTACAGGTCTCAGTTACTGAGTTCCTGACGGAAGGATTTACGAAGGCTGGTGATGGCTTCGCCTGTTCCGAGAGAATAACTATACCGCCATACCCTTATACGTCTAAAGACCTCTTGTCTTTGGCTGAGAACGTCAAGCTGAATATGGACATAAAGGACTCAAACGGATTCTGGCTTCAGGACGTTAAGAGCGAAAACAACGAAGTACGATGTGCGGGATCCGACGGAGTTCTGGGGGTTATGGTCTCAACTGGCAGAAAGATCGAAGATGGGTTCGGGGATGTATACAAATCGATTCGGAAACTAAATATAGATGCACCACTTCAATTCAGAATAGATGGTGCGAAGGAAGCAAATAAAAAATACAAGAAACTTAACGATTGGAACATTTGTGTAAATTAAGGAGATAGCTATGGGATTTTTTGGTGATTTATTTAAAGGATCGCAAACCGAAATTGACGCAGCACCGTTTACTACCACCCCTATTGATACAAAAAGAGAAAGTCAGATAGGTCTTACTGACAGCCTTAGTAATCTGTTGAGGGGAATTACTGATCAAGGCGGAAGGGTTGACCCATATAGCGGAGATTTAACAGCTCAGACATCTGGTCTTGAGCAGAAATCGTTTGACTCAATAATGGATCTGTTTCAGTCTGGCGGGCAAACACAGAATTTTATACAGGACGCACTTGGTCAGTTTAATCCACAACAGACCATTGACAGGTTCAACGAATATCAACGACCCTTTGCGGAAAGGAACCAAGAGGAATCGAGAAGACGGTTGCTTGAAAGGTTTGCAGGAGTCGGTGGCTTTGACAGCGGGGCAAGCAGGAGAGCGTTTGCACGGGGAGAGACAGATTTTAATCTCGGACTCCAATCACAACTTGGGAACCAGTTGAATATAGACCAGAAAAGACAGGATGCCAGAAACCTTACTGGTCTTAATGCACTTTTAGGCATACAGGATCAAGGGGTTCAGGGTGGTGGCGTGGAAAGAGGAATAGAGCAGGGAGGTCTTGACAGAATACTAAACGAATTCGTAAGACGTCAGGGTGGAGACCCGCTGCTTGGTTTAACTGGACAAGCCTTAACGGCAGATACATTTTCACCATTTATAAATCAAGGCAGCACAGAGGTCGGACCAAGTGCAGCAAGTCAGATAAGTCAATTAATGGCAGGTGCGGGTAAAATGTTTGCAGGCTGGCAGGGGGCATAGCGGCTTTTTAAAGACAGAGTTGTTGTTCTTGAGAAAGAGACACAGGACTCACTTATATCAGTGAACAGTTAAGGCAGGAGTAATATTATGGGACAACCAGTAATAGCAGGCGGAAATATAATAAGAAGACCGCAGGAGAATCTGGAAGGCTTACTTGGTGGCGTTGGGGAAATCATCGGTGCCATTCGCAAGCAAAGAGGGGATAAAGCGGTAACTTCAGAACTAAAAGATATGCTTTCGGGCTTAGACCAGCCTTCAAACTTAGGTACCGTTTCCGCTTCTGGAGTCCCAGCAGGAATAATGGTACCTGCCCCATCTCCGTCAAGGGAGGGAGTGTTTGATACTGCTTCAAAGATTGATACAAGTCCTCCACAACCATTACAGGGAGAAGACAGACTGAGGGCAATATTGAATGCGAGTCTTGACCCGAGAGCAAGTAAAAAGCTTAGTGACAGACTTCAAGCGGCAGCAGTCATTACAGAAAGAGCGTTGCCAAATATTTATACCAATAGGAAGCCAGATAGAAGAAACTATACTGTAACCAATAGTGAGGGAAAGAGGCAAAAGGTAAGTGCTACGGATGAAGAGGCGGAGCAAATAGAAGCCAATTTACCCACAGGGTCAACAATAGAACTTGGCGTTTTAGACAAAGATGCAACAGCTGGGAAGCCAGATAGAAGAAACTATACTATAACCAATAGTGAGGGAAAGAGGCAAAAGGTAAGTGCTACGGTTGCAGAGGCGGAGCAGATAAAAGCCAATTTACCCAGCGAGTCAACAATAGAACTTGGCGTTTTAGACAAAGATACAACAGCTACTTCTCCGTATGGGAAAATAGATGTTAGTAAATGGACACGTGAGTCATTGAACAAATTTGATAAGACAAGAAATTTTACCGATCTTGTTCCAATTGAAACCGAAGAAGAGGTAGATTTAAGGGGTCTGGGAGCGACGAGAGAAAAAGTGTTTACGCCAATACGAACAGGCGCAGACAAGGGGAAGTTTAAGTTACAGTTTATTGATGAGGCAGACGGAAAGGTAAAAGATTTTCTAGGAACAGATGGCGAAACTATCACGTTAACCAATACTGAAAGGTTGGCATTTTTAGGAAAGAAAGCACGATCTGTTACTGACCCATTCCAAGCAGAACTTGACAAGGCAGCTGGAAAAATTGCAGGGGAAAGATTAGAGGGGTTCCAGAACGAGATTATTGCTGCCAACGAATCTGACAAAACCATAGCAAGGGGTAGAGAGTTATTGGCTAGGGGCATATTCGCAGGTCCGCTTGCTAATATAAAAACAACTTTTAACAAGTTTCTTAAAGAAACTGGAATTAATCTTACGGGCAATACAGTTGCCGATACAGAGACCTTTGCAATAAACATGGCACAAGATGTTCTTTCCCTTTTAAAGACTCGTGTATTAGGTTCTGGAACAGCTGTGTCTGATGAAGACAGAAAGTTTGCATTAAGATTAGCTGCTGCCGATGTAACACTTGATGAAAATTCTATAAGGCAACTACTTGATATTAATGAACGTATCAATCAGGATAGACGCAATAGGGCGAATAATGAAATAGGTATAATTAAACGACAAAGGGAAATGAGTGATCCGTTTGCAGTGCCAGTCCCAATTACTACTGACAGGTCGCACAGTGACGGAATATCAGCTGAAGAGGCAAAAGAGTACTTAATGAATAGAATGAATAGGTAGATAAGGTAATGAGTGCATTTGATGACATATTTGAAGACAAGGTTGCTGATATAGGACTGGGCGATCTTACAACTGGGAAAAGGGGAGACGCTGCAGTTGCAACTCCAGAGGAAGAGGAACGGGGCATTGTAAATCAAAACATAAATCCTGCGTTCAGAGAAGAGCCTGTCCCTTGGCACGTTCCCGTTGACGTCTTTGGGCAATCTGGCATAGACCCACCGCTTTCAACGCAATCACCTGCTGAACAACAGAGACAGCAAGGTGATGCTGAATTTGTTAATGCGTTTATGAATATGGATGCCGACCAACAAAAAAAACTTTTATTAGATGATGATGTTGGAAATCCTATATTTAAACAAATAACAAATCCGCTGGAACAGGATAAGTTTATAAATGATATAAATGAAGACAGGATAATGATAGCAGCTTTGTTTGCCAGTGGTGGTATACCTCCAGATACTCCTGAGTTTACAATGGCACAAAATATATACTTAACTACAGAGCCTTGGTTCAAACCTGCTTCTGAGATAGCTGCCCTGACTGCTGGAGGCATATTCGGAGCCCCTGCTGGTCCGTTTGGATCAGTAGGGTTAGCTGCCCTTGGATATGCTGCAGTAAGAAATATATGGGGGTTTACAAAAACGCTACTTGGACTTGAAGAACCGCAAAGCTTTCTCGATCAGGCACAGGAAACTGCCAGAGATATACAGCAGGGTGCATTATTTGAGGGTGGTGGGCAGGTAGGTACAAGGATTCTTTCTGCGACAGGCGGTGCTATAAAAAGGAACATAATTGATCCTATAGCAAGGCGGTCAACATTAACTGATATTGGTGCAAAGCAGAGAGCCTCTGATATAATTACAAAACAGACGGAAGGAACTCCAGTTACCCAGCCCCAAATAGAGGAGAATATAAGACTTGCAAAGGAACTGCAGGATAAAATCAGAAAAGAAGTTGACCCTGAATTTACATTCACATTTGGACAACTTACAGATGACGCTTCTACTGTCGCATTAGAACGCACACTGGCTGGAAGAGAAGGCGTAGATATTTCGCAAGCCCAGCGAGAGGCAGGCACCGAAGCTCTCAGGACTTACTATCACAAAAAAGTTTTATCTACTGGTACGCCTGAAGACCTTGCTGTATATATGGAAAGAATGTCTTCTGAATTAGAAGCTGGAACCAAAGAAGCAACAGACGCAGTTAATGCTGAAGTTGCAAGACTGGGCAGGAATTTAGATATGCAGACTGTCGGTGTAAACATATCAACAAAGTTGTCTGCAGGCAGGCAGAAGATTGCAGATGAAGTCAGTGTATTGTTTGACAAAATACCAAATTTAAAGGTAAAACCCACTCCGT